ACACCTGCCGCAGTGAACGTAGCCGGGGTCCACACAACGTTGTTGAAAGTAACGTATACGATACCATTCGAAGCACTAATCGCTGCCCCAGTAATGGTCTGACCGCCTGCGACGTAACTTCCCCCCGTCACTTCAGCGGTCGTGGTGTACACAGTGGTGTCCTCATTAATTGTTGAGGAGCTTGTGTACAGAGCCATCTTCAAAGTATCCGTAAGCAGGTTGTGGACGCCTTGCAGCATCTCCTGTCGGAAACTCAAAGTCTGTGTTTGAAAGATAGCCATACTACGCAGCAACCTTGTTAGATTTACGCCGGTTTTCTTGTGTCGGTATCACCTGCAAATTTTCAGCTACGTGTAGTCCCGAAACAGTTTTACCGCGTAAAGGAAGTTTGTGATCTACTTCCCAAGAAATATTAGTTAATTTAGAACGTAATATTGCTAGGTCGTACACTTCCTTAATTAACCAATGCTGCTCGGTCCCGGGAGCGGCCCATATTGGGGTAGCTTTAGTTTTACTGGCATATCTTCGTGCAGTACGCGCATTAACCGCGCCACGATTTCGCTTAACCCAATTACTGCATTTTTTATTGTGACGTTCTCTATTATTAGAGACCCACAAGGCCACGTTGGCCAAGACTCTATTTTTATTAGCCGCGTAATACTTTTTTACAAATGCAATTACACAGGGCTTACATTTATTTGTAAGACCGTCTTTTCGGCTTTTATCCCGATGAAATTCGGTTAGAGCTTTAGTTTCATTACATTTGGTACAGGTTTTCATGAATTGACCGGCAGTCTAACCTGACCACTACGGTACGAATCCCGACGATTCATACCGTCACCCAAACGCATAAGTTGCTGTACTGCTTCCTGATACTTCGCTTCGTAGTACTGCATCATGTCGGCTTCACCCTTCAAGTAGGTGTATGCCTCGCGCAATGATCCGTAGAGCAGAACGTTCTCGTAGTTGTCGCCAAGCCACGAAGTGCCAGCCGTCACGATGGACTCAGGATACGCATAGTAATGCATCTCGACTTGATACGCCAAATCCGGGGTCGGCCCCAGAATGAACGTATTGTCATCGAAGATCGCGTAGTACTTAGGCTTGGCCTGATCGTCCGGGTCCGGATACGACTGGCGGATGAAGTTCACATCCTTATCAAGCAAGAACTCCTGAGCATTTGTAGCCGGGTCGATTACTGCCAAGGAGAACGTAGCCAGCCAATCAGAAGGTAGCGTCAGGTACTTATTACCAATCGTCAACGTACCGACCTGATTGCGACGGATAGCCGGGATCTGAACGGCGTTATAAATCCGCTCCTCTGCAAGTTGAACGAACGTAGGAATGTTCGCTACGAACGACTGTTCTGTCGATTCGCAGTACTGCTGTATCAACGTTGTCAGAGAAGCGTAATTCATTAGCTCCAGCCTGCGCGGACCTTGCCGTTGTTCTGCAAGTTAATCTGAGACACGAACTTCGTGCCCTTAGTAGCAGCGCCAGCACCACGCATCTTCATGTGGCTGACACCCTTGTTCACATCCTTCTCCGGGTAGCCATTCTCGCCAGTCGGATCAGGGTTGTGCTTGATCTTGCCGGGATTCGTTTCTTTCACGGTACTTACCTCGGGCCAGAAGACTTACGGACCGGACTGCGCTGATTCATCACCTTCGCCATATTCCGACCGTACTTCTTCATTTCGCTGTTGGTCTTGCCACCAGCACGCATATTCTTTACCCGACCCGGACCGTGAGCCTTGCTCGCCGGAAGAGCCGCGTGTTTCTCAAGTTTGCTAGCCATCTCAATCTCCTAGGTCACTGCGACCGTTACATCGCCCACTAAACATTGGGCTACTAAGTCATTAGGCGTCAGACCTGCGTCATCTGCCCTTGCACCACCAATAGGTGCCCAGCCCCATTGGATCATTCTACTACCACCCGCGCCATTATTGCCGGGTTCAAAATAGGACAAGTCCGGACGGGGGTTTCTAAGTGCCTGCGGGTCATCGACCGGGTACAGACCGAGCGACAACTGTGGCTGATCAGGTTCCCAACACTCCGGACAAACCAAGATATTGACGTTCTTAGTCTTGATCACCAAAGACTTCAACTGCTTAAGTTTGTACCGGAATCCACACCGGTCGCACTCCGCAATTGCATTCTTGCCACTCGCAAAGCGATTAGGCATCTCAGTACCCGCCTAAAAAAGACTGTCGCGGAACAAACCGAACCGCAGCCTTTTCACGATCCTCGCCAGCAGCCAAATCCCAAGCTTCGTTGTACTCAGCCTTAAGTAACGTCGTGCGTGCCTCAGCACCGGGAATCTTCATCGACAGCATGTAGGCCAATCCCGCCACCATACAGGGCAGGAAGCGAAACGGTACGTCTTGTCCATTACTGCCATTACCCACATCGAACATACGGCGCAGGCGGGTGTAGTACAGGGTCCAAGTCGTCGTGTTATCCGGCTTCGGCCACACAGTGAACTGCGGGTAGACGATTAGGTTATCAGCGCCTGTTGCGCCAGTACGACGATTGATCCAAATCTGAATCGGACGGCCTGTCGCGTTCTTGTTCGGAATCGCCACGTACGTGCTGGATGAGATCCGTGAGATATTAATGTCTTGCTGGTTCGTGCCCGTACCCGTGCGGATCACGTGGTCAAGCAGATCAACCGTATCTACAGGCAGGTCGTAAGTACCGACGTTATAACTCAGCGTGTGGGTGCCCTGTTCTAGGGTCCACAAATTGACACCACGGTTGGCCCAGTCCATCAGAAGCAACGACAGACTACGCTTCGCCGTACGCAGGTCATACCCGGTACGCAGTTCCGCACCACAACGCTCGAAAGCCTCTTCTACGATGGTATTGAGGTCGAGGTTGAAGTCGGTTGTAGCTGTAGTCTTGTCAACCATTACTTTTTAACCTTTGGCTTCTTACTTGCCTTTTTGGCGGTAGCTGCGCGTTTTAGCAGCAATGCCCTTGGGTTGCTGTACGAACTGCTTACCTTGGGCTTTTCCTCGGCGCTTGGCGGCAGTGGTTCGGGCGTACTCGGCTGGGCTGAGAGCTTTGATCGCAGCCTCCGGAAGATATCTTTCACCCGTGTCAGAAGATCGTTTACCACTCTTTGTTCTCCATTTCTGCTGAGTCCAAGCCTTCAGCGATTGTTGAGGAGCCTTCATGACTTGTATCCGCCACCTTTCTCTTTGTAGCGTTTAGCCAATAACTGTGCCTTACGAGCCGACCACTGCCCTGCCGCAGTGCCCTGAACAGCACTATTCTTGATGCTGTTGAACAATGCTTTACGCATCCCCGGCTTAGTGTAGTTACCAGCCTCGTTGACCTTGCTCTCGCCGCCTTCCTTGAAAGTGCGGATGGGCTTACCCGTACCGATGACAGGCTTAGAGTCCCCACGCCGCTTAGCACGGGGAACCTTCTTCGGACTGATTGCGCCCATACCGCGAGAGGCCATCATACAAACTTGCCTCGGGTCTTACCGCGAACAGCACAGCCGTCGATAGAGCCGCCCTTGTTGAGCTTGACCGTACCTAACTGCTGTACCATTTTCTTGTACGGCGGGTTAGCGATCATTTCATCAATGGCTTCCTTAGCCAATTCCTTATCGTTCTTTCGTCGGTTACGGCGCGGAGGACCCTTAGATCCACGGCGGATCTTCTCTGCAATCTCTTCGCGCTCGTAGTCTTCGGGCGAAACAATCACTTCCTCAATCTCACCGCCATCCGCGTACTTCTTAGCACGAGGCTTTGGAGGGCGGGGAAGGCTTGGCTTCTTAATAGGCGCAGCCCCAAAGCGGGGCATCTTCTTCTTGAACATACCAGCCGTGTATTTGGGGATACGCATCAGATCATCCGTCCTTTAGTTTTACCGCGCTTAGCGATACCGTCACCACGGCTTGAGGCTGAGGACTTCACTGCGCCGCCACGCTTGAACTTAAGACCTTCTGGCAACTCGTCTGCGTATGCAGCGCGACGATCAGACCCTTCCGAGCTAGCACGATACCGTTCGTCATAACGAGGAATGCCACGACGGGACATACCACGCCGAGCCGCTTCGCCAGCCTTATCCGCAGCACGTTCAGCAGCGTTATCACGAGCCGTTTGCATACGACGGAGCGCCTGCTTAGCACGGAGTCCTAACTTGGCTCCCGCCGCTGCGCCGCCCGCTCCCGCCGCTGCCGCTTCAGCCATACTGCCAAGAGCTTCTTTAGCACGCTTCTCGTCGAGATCAGCGTACATACTTTTTCCTAAACTACCGAATCCGGTGCTACGGTCGCCGGGAAGGTTACCTTTGTTCGCCGCTGACGCTGCTGATTTAGCCCCTTTGCGGATCTTTTCAGACGGCTCAGAGTCCTCGTAGTCTTTCATGAACTCCATCGGGCTTACGCGACGAGAAGGAGTCTTGTCCTTACCCGACTTTTTGCTCGATGACTTTTTGTCAGACTGAGTGCCCGGCATCGGGTCCTCTTCGTACCCGAGTCCGCCTTCAGCGTAGCGGCGAACCTTGCGCTTCATTACACAAACTTCCCACGAGTCTTGCCTTTAACGGCGCAGCCATCGGCACGGCTAGAAGCAGAGCCACCATTGCTCATCTTCTTTACGCGACCGCCAGCATATTTGCCGCCCGGCTTCTTGGTCTTAATATCGTCGCCAAATCCCGCACCCGGCTTAATCGTCGGGACATCGGGGAGCATTCCGCGAGAGATCAAATCGTCAGACGGAGAACCGACTTTAGGAGCCGGGGGTTTAACTCTAGACTTAGCCACAGGAGCCTCCCATACGCATTTTGACCATCTTGCCCTTGGTCTTGCCCTTCGTAGCAACACCGTCGATGGAGCCACCTTTCTTGTAGCCCATCATAGCCTTGCCAGCAGCGCCTTTCTTCTTGAGGGCGCGGCCCATCTTGTCAGCCATACCTTTCTTCATTTGGATTTACCTTTGAATTTGCGGCCTTTGTCGGCCTTGACGAACTCTTTTCCCACTTTAGGTGAGATACCAACCTTCTTAGCGAACGCCGGATTATTAGCGACCGCTGCCATCAAACGATGTTGTTTGCCGGACTTGCTAGGCATTTCAGTCTCGGTTCTTCCACCGGGAAATAATGTCTTTAACCGTATCTGTTTCGTAGATACGGATGCCCGTCCACACGATTGTGATTAGTGCTGCAATTGAGGGGAGCATCTCTATCAACGTCCCTACTACGGTAAAGACCGAAACTGCATCGCCAACGGTCTTAACGATTTCCTGACTTTCGTGTTTCATCTTCAGCAATTCCACGCACGAAGACTTTTGTTAATCCGACTGTTGGGGTCATTAGCAGTCTTGGCGCTCGTAAGCTTTTTCTTCATTCCGGACATTCTTGCACAGAACGATTTCTTACGAGAACCGCCCTCGGGTTGAGGCCGCTTCAGACCCGGCTTGCCGGGATTAGCACGGTTGTAGGAAGCCCTGCCTTTGGCATTTAAGCCGCCAGCAGGGTTTTTGCCTTCCTTACGCTGCCACGCAGGAGACTTAGGCATAGAACACCATCACCGAGGCAATGTCCGTGACATCAACATAAACGTTGGTCTGGAACAGTAAGCCTTCGCCGGGGAGCAGTACGTAGTCCGGGGCCGTAGA